ACACGCACCTTTGCTCGGCGCAAGATCTTCATCGTTTCGACGCCGACGATCTCAGGGGCGTCGGCTATCGAGCGCGAGTACGAGGCCAGCGACCAACGTCGCTACTTCGTGCCGTGTCCGCATTGCTCGCACCGGCAGTGGCTACGCTTCGAGCAGCTGCGCTGGGACAAAGGGCAACCGGAAACCGCTGCCTACATCTGCGAGTCGTGTGACTCCGCGATTGCCGAGCATCACAAGACGTGGATGCTGGAACACGGTGAATGGCGCGCGATGATCACCGATGGCGCGGGCAAGACGGCAGGCTTTCACCTGTCGTCCTTGTACAGCCCGGTGGGCTGGCGCAGTTGGCGGGAGATTGCCGCTGCCTGGGAAGCCGCCGTCAGCAAGGAATCAGGATCAGCAGCCGCCATCAAGACCTTCAAGAACACCGAGCTGGGTGAAACCTGGGTCGAGGAAGGCGAAGCGCCGGACTGGCAACGGTTGGTCGAGCGCCGAGAGGACTACCGCGTCGGTAGCGTGCCGCAAGGCGGTCTGCTGCTGGTCGGCGCGGCCGATGTACAGAAGGATCGCATCGAGGCATCGGTTTGGGCCTTCGGGCGCGGCAAGGAGTCGTGGCTCATCGAGCATCGCGTGCTGATGGGTGACACCGCCCGCGACACGGTGTGGAAGCGCCTCGCTGAAATGCTGGCTGAGAACTGGACACACGCCTCGGGCGCGGCGATGCCGCTGGCCCGCTTCGCACTGGATACCGGGTTTGCCACGCAGGAGGCCTACGCCTTTGTGCGGGCTTGCCGCGATTCGCGTGTGATGGCAGTCAAGGGTGTGCCTCGCGGTGCAGCCTTGATCGGCACGCCGACCGCCATCGATGTCTCGCAGGGTGGCAAGAAGCTGCGCCGTGGCATCAAGGTGTACACGGTGGCAGTCAGCATCGCCAAGCTGGAGTTTTACAACAACCTGCGCAAGAGCGCAGATGTTGGCGAGGACGGATTGACCACGGTTTTCCCGGCCGGGTTCGTCCATCTGCCCAAGATCGACGCCGAATTCATCCAGCAACTCTGCGCGGAGCAACTGATCACCCGCCGCGACCGCAACGGCTTCCCGGTGCGCGAGTGGCAAAAGATGCGCGAGCGCAATGAGGCGCTCGACTGCTACGTCTACGCCCGCGCGGCCGCATCGGCGGTGGGCCTAGATCGCTTCGAGGAACGCCACTGGAGGGAATTGGAGCGGCAGCTTGGGGTGGCCAGTCCGCCACCCCCTGAAACAACAACCGAGTCGATCAACGAGGCCACCCAACGCGGTGGCCTCGCTGTTTCTGGCAACCGTAACACCGGTCGGCGCGTGATCAAAAGCCGCTGGCTGTCCTGACATCACAAGGAGAAAACATGAGTCTTGCTACCCGTATCGAAAGCCTGGTCATCCGCGTCGCGCAGGAATTCAACGACGTCCGCGCCAAGGCGGGCAACCTGGCCAACCTCACCACCACCGACAAGTCGAATCTGGTCGCGGCCATCAACGAACTGAAGGCCGCCGTGGTGTCATCGGCGGTGATCGACGATGCGCACATCGCGGCCACGACCACGTACTCGTCCAACAAGATCGTCTCGCTGCTTGATGCGCTCAAGACCGAGATCTTGGGCGGTGCCGATGCTGCCTACGACACGCTGGTGGAAATACAGCAACTGCTGCAGAACGGCACCAGTGGTCTGGATGCGCTGCTCGCCGCCGTCAACAACCGCGTGCGCTTCGATGCGGCGCAGTCGCTGACCGTGGCCGAGCAACTTCAGGCACGCAGCAACATTGGCGCTGTCGCCGCCACCGATGTCGGCAACACCGACACCGACTTCGTCGCGGTCTTTGTGGGCGCGCTGGTCTGATGAGCCTCGCATCGCGCATCAGTGCGTTGGCCAGTCGTGTCGGGCTCGAGGTCAAGACCAAGATCGACGCGACCCACCCCGGCCTGGCCCGGGCGTGGGTGTGTTTCGGCTACATCGGCAGCCAGATCGTCGTGCGCTCGTCGCACAACGTGGCCAGCGTGACCCGTACGGCGGCGGGTCGCTACCGCGTGACATTCGCCGCTGCCATGCCCGATGCCAACTACTGCTGGACGGCACTCGCCCGCAGCAGCACCAACAGCGGCACGCAGCGCATTGCGATTGTGCGATCCACCACCGACCAGAAGACCGCCCAGTTCGTCGATATCAGTTGCGCCACCACGTCCGCATCGTTCGACGACTCATCTGAAATCAACCTTACGGTGTTCCGCTGATGGCCTACACACAAGCACATCTCGACGCGTTGGAAGCGGCGCTGGTCAAGGGCGAAAAGCGCGTGACCTTTGGCGACAAGACCGTCGAATACCGCAGCGTCGATGAACTCCAGGCCGCCATCGCGGCGGTCAAACGTGATCTCTTAGAGCAGGCCGTGGACACCGGACTGTGGCCTGGTGCGCCGCGCCAGATCCGCGTCACCACAGGCAAGGGGTTCTGAACATGCAATGGTTTGACCGAATGCGCAAACGCATCGGCATGAGCGTGCTTGGCGGGACGCCGTTCTATGACGGCATCGGTGGTGGCCGTCGCGCCTTGGCGTGGCAGGTCGGCAATCCCGGTGCAGTCGCAGCACTGGCGTTCACTCAGAACGAATTGCGCGCCAAGAGCCGCGATCTGGTACGCCGCAATGCTTGGGCAGCGGCAGGCGTCGAGGCCTTTGTCTCGAACGCCATTGGCACCGGCATCAAGCCGCAGAGCATGTTGACCGATCAGGCTCAACGTGAAGCGATCCACAGCCTGTGGTGGGACTGGTGCGAGGAAGCCGACGCCGCCGGGCTGACCGATTTCTACGGCCTGCAGGCTCTGGCTTGCCGCGCCATGCTCGAAGGAGGGGAATGTCTGGTGCGGCTGCGCTACCGCCGCCCGGAGGATGGCCTGCCGGTGGGCCTGCAACTGCAGTTGCTCGAACCCGAACACCTGCCAGCCACGCTGAATCAGGAATTGGCGTCGGGAAACGTGATCCGTGCGGGCATCGAATTCGATAAGCTCGGAAGGCGGGTGGCTTACCACCTGTATCGCTCGCACCCGGGCGATGGCTCTCTGGCCCCGATGTCGGGCACCGGTGGCGTGGTGGGCGGTCTCGACACTGTGCGTGCCCCGGCCAGCGAAATCATCCATCTGTTTCGTCCCTTGCGGCCCGGACAGATCCGGGGCGAACCGTGGCTGGCGCGCGCACTGGTCAAGCTCAACGAACTCGACCAGTACGACGACGCCGAGCTCGTGCGCAAGAAAACCGCCGCAATGTTCGCGGGCTTCATCACGCGCCTGTCGCCCGAGGACAACCTGATGGGTGAAGGACTGCCGGATGCCAGTGGTGCAGCGTTGGCTGGGCTGGAGCCGGGCACGATGCAAATCCTGGAGCCCGGCGAGGACGTGAAGTTCAGTCAGCCTGCCGACGTTGGCGCGAGCTACGCCGAATTCCTGCGCATGCAGTTCCGGGCGGTGGCAGCGGCGATGGGCATCACCTACGAGATGCTGACCGGCGACCTGACGCAAGTGAACTACTCGTCGATCCGGGCCGGGCTGCTGGAATTTCGCCGCCGCTGTGAGGCCATCCAGCACGGCGTGATCGTCCACCAGTTGTGCCGTCCGATCTGGCGTGCCTGGATGGAGCAGGCACTAATTGAAGGCGCGCTGGCGCTGCCGCAGTTCACCGATAAGAAGCGCGACTACTTCGCGGCCAAGTGGATTCCGCAGGGCTGGCAGTGGGTCGATCCCAAGAAGGAATTCGACGCGATGCTGACCGCCATTCGCGCCGGGTTGCTGTCTCGCTCGGAAGCCATCTCGGCCTTTGGCTACGATGCCGAGGACATCGACCGCGAGATCGCCGCCGACAACCAGCGTGCCGATGAGCTCGGACTGGTCTTCGACTCCGACCCGCGCCATGACAAGGCTCCCCAACCCTCGACATTGGGCGCTCCCATGAATGCGGCCGCCACGGTGGTCGTGCCGCAAGACCCACAGGACAACTGACATGCAACTCATTCATCTGGCGTCCCGCCTCTACGGGACGCCGCTCCTCATTGCGCGTCCCAAACTCGATGTGATCCTCTCAGTGCTGGGTTCTCGCATCGGCTTGCCCGATCTGGACATGGCCATGCCGCTGCCCCCGCCACACCAGACTGCCACATCGGGTCAGACGGGCATTGCCGTCATCCCGGTGGTCGGCACGCTGGTTAGGCGTTCGATGGGCATCGAAGCGGCCTCTGGCCTGATGTCCTATGGCGAGATCGAAGTCCGCCTGGACGCAGCGCTGGCCGACCCACAGGTGTCGGGCATCCTGCTTGATCTGGATTCGCCTGGCGGCGAAGCCTCGGGCGTGTTCGAACTGGCCGAGCGCATCCGCGCCGCCAGCACCATCAAGCCGATCTGGGCGCACGCCAACGATGCCGCGTACTCGGCAGCCTTTGCCATCGCGGCGGCCTGCCAGCGCCTGACGCTGTCGCAGACCGCCGGTGTCGGCTCGATTGGCGTGATCGCGCTGCACGTCGACCAGTCGGTGAAGGATGCCAAGGACGGCCTGAACTACACCGCTGTCTTCGCGGGTAGCCACAAGAACGATTTTTCGCCGCACGAGCCCCTCAGCCCGCAGGCCACCACGGCGTTGCAGACCGAGGTGGATCGGCTCTACGACATTTTCGTGAATCAGGTCGGGCAGATGCGCGGCCTCGACCCGGATGCCGTGCGCGCCACCGAGGCGGGGCTGTTCTACGGCGAGCAGGCGGTGGCAGCAGGTCTCGCCGACGCCGTGATGCCACTCGAACAGGTGATGACCGAGTTCACCGACGCGTTGGCGGCCAAGCAGCGGCTGGCGCAGCCCGGCGTGGCCCGCGCGTCGCCGCGAAGTCTGTCCACGCAGCCCATCTCAACCCCGTCCCGAAGCAAACCTTTCACCCTGGAGAACACCATGACCGACCCCAAAGACGACCACGACAACCCGAGCGATCCTGCCGACACCGATCCGCAGGGTGACCAGCCGCAGACCGACAGCGATCCGCAACCGACGCCTGCTGCCCAAGCAGCACTGGCGCAGTCCTTTGCCAGCGGGCGCAGCCAAGCACAGGCCATTGCAGAGATGTGCCTGATCGCGGGCCAGTCCCAACGCACGGCGGAATTCCTCGCAGCAGGCTTCTCGGAAGCGCAGGTGCGCCGCGCCTTGCTGGATGCCCGTGCCGACCAACCCGAAATCGCCTCGCGCATCACC